ACGGCATCATGCACACGCAGACCGACGACGATCGGATCAAAAAATTGGCAAACAGTATCCTGGAGGGCACATGAACAAGCGCCGCTTAGTGAGCAATCTCATCCTGTGGGTCAAATCTTTTCGCAGCGTCTTCACCTACGACGGGGCTGACGCGGTCGATCTGCTCACCGACACATCGAATGGCAGCCGTTATGCCATCCTTGCGATGTCGGTCCATAATAAGCCGCTGCCGAACCGCTCCATGGCCGAAAACATGGAGAACAAAGTCCCCGGCATGCCGATGGTCAAGTATCGCGTGTTGCTGCGGTCACTGTCCAGCGGCGCGCTGTCCGTCGTACCACTGAAGATCTTCGAGAAGCGCAAGAAGGAAGGCCGCTACGTCACCACCCGCCTGCTCGGCAAAGAGGCCGAGGATGTCTATGACGACGAGCCGATCATCCGGGAGATGCAAATCAAGGGCGGTCAGCTCAACATGAGCGTGTCCGGCGTGGCAGCCAGCATCATGGCGCGGTCGTTTGGCGACCTCCTTCTGAACCAGAAAGCTCCGAACTACATCGAGACGCGATTCCATACGCCACAGGGCGACAAGCTCCTGGTGACCGTCCAGCGCACCGACGGCAAAACACCGCACGAGCTGCGTGCCGAAGCTGAAGAGAAGATTGCTGACCTTGAGAAGCAGCTGGAAGGACTGAGGGCCGTATGATCTGGAAGATCTTGCTGGCGGTGTATCTTATCGGGGCCGTGGTGGCTTTTTGCCGGGCTGTTTACGAGTCGCGCGACGACCTGATGCGGTTTGGCTACGTTTTATTTTTGGACCTGCTTGCCGCGGTGTTTTGGTTTTGGGTTGTTTACTTGCACTTTTCCGACCGACGGAAGCGCCGCCGGGGACGATCTTATCGGTCAAGAGGTCGAGAGTGACGTCAATACCGCCGCCGGTCCGCCTCACGTAGTCCTTGCCGCCGTCGATCATGGCTTGGCCGCACTCACATGTGGCGGCGTGGTGCCTGTAGGCGCTGTAAGCGATAGTGTTGCACTTCTCGCAGAGCACGGCCGGCTGGTAACGAAATTTTTCCATGTCTGGTTTTGATATGCCGCCAACCCACAATCGACCTTCCGATAGAAACAGGGTCAAGAAATCCTTGTGGCCCTTGCTCCGGTCTGGATTTTCCACGCTGTAGACGGCTGACGGCAGATACTGACCAAAGACGCAAAACTCATTCAAGAACTTCAACCCACCGCTGAATTTCTTCAGAACGGCGGCATGCTTGAAGCCGTTGATTTCTGGCTTTACGACCTTGGGTTCTCTCACAGAGACGTCACGGTGCTGCGATCGACGGGGAGGTCGCGCTCTGGGTCTGCATTGAGGCGTTCCCACACGATGCGGCGGTAACCATTGGCTAGGCGCATGATCTCAAAGTCGTTCGCCGGACCGGACTGAATCAGGTCTTCGGCGATACCTTCCTGGTTTTTGACCAAGCCCTCTATGACGTCGAAAGAGCCGATCTCCTGACCCGGGAAATCAGGGTGAGTAATGTGCAAGACTTTGTAGTGACCGTCTTTCATTTACTTCCCTTTCGGTGGGAGGATTTCAGTGGCATCCTCGAGGCGCGCACGTTGCGCTTCCATTCTGTTGACGTCTGGCTGTGCGCCGGTATCATGATTGAAGTGGTGCAAGCGCATGAGTTGAAGCCCGTTTCCGAGCTTGCCGGAACCCTCTTGTTGGCCTGAGGCTTGCCGCTGACGCTCTCTCTTACTCCAACGCTGCAGCTCCCAAAGGCGACCGTAGGCGATGGCAGCCAGTTTCGGTGGCATGCCAGTCCGGGCGAGGTGCTCTTTGAAATCTTCTGGATTTAACGAATCGATCCACTTGTGCGTTTCTGGCGTCAGAGATCCTTCGAGATGGTCGCGATGCAGGTACTGCGGCGTCAGATGGGCGAATCTGTGGCCGTAATCGAAGGTGAATCCATGGTCGATCATATGAAGTTTGTTGTCGTGCCCGGCCAGGATGTTGTACCTGTGCCGGTCGTTGTTGCCGAGGAGGGTATTCATGATGCCGAGCTTTTGGGTGTCGGCGGTACCGACATGCTGGTCCATCCAGTCTTTGGACTCGTTATGGCTCATCATGGCAAACGGTTCGGTATTGGGAATGAAACGCTGAGCGCTGTGCGCCTGCTTCGTCTCGGGGTGTTCGAAAATGGTTGTCTCAGGGACATATTTCCCCATGCCGAAAAACTTGTCGGCTAGACGATGATACGCTGCCTCGCGGTGGGCCGTCGAATACTCACCAAAATGGGAATTCGGTAGGGAGCTGTGGATGTCGCCGAGCTGATCTCCGTCTAATCCCGGCTTAACCACGACGTGGAGGTCGGGATCGTGCTTGTTCGCCGCAAGTCTTACGTTTGGAGTGAGATTGTCGCCGCTGCCGAGGCTTTCGATGCCGGCCGGCTTAAGCCCGTGGATCAGGTGCGGATTGTGATCTTTCCAGGCGTCTGGCATGTGATTGACGGCAAGCGTCAGCTCTGGAGCTTTGCGGCTGGCCTTCTCGAGCAGAGCGGCCGTGCTGGGCTTGAATGGCTGAATCTTCTCGGGCGCGCCAGTGTGTTTGGTCGCGTCGTATTTCCCCGCCAGCCGCTTTGCAGCGCCCTTGGCAAGGCCGAGAGATTTGCGCATTGTTTCCCACTTAGACACGGGAACCCCTGTACGTGATGTATGCGCCTGGGATGACGAACTTGGCGACGCTGGTCTTGGTCTTGTCGGCTCGAACGTAGACCTTCCTACTGCCATCCGGTGAGATCGACGTCAGGGTCCGCGCAGGCACGGACGGCATCGACCCTTCAAACGTCTCAGTGTCGAAAGATGACAGATTGATGGGTGAGCCATCTTCGGTGAAGATTTTGTAATCTTCTCGGTGCGGTGTGCTTTGGTCAATTACCATCTTTGTAGCCCCAGCAGTTTGAGTAACACATTCTTGCGCGAGTGGAGGTTGCCCATAACCTCTTTCGGTAGCCCGTTGGCTGCCGGCACCCAGACCCACTGCCTCACTTCTTTGTCCGGATCGTTCGCGCTTGTCGTCTTCGGGCGTCCAAAATAGGCAAAGCAGTGAATGGTCCGCTTCTTGCCGTCGCCGCACACCACGTCTTCGGTGCCGAGGTACTTGAGGGTGGTGGCCCTGATGCCCGCCTCTTCCCAAAGTTCCCTGATGGCACCCGCGATCGGCGTCTCGCCGCGCTCTACGTGTCCACCCGGCTGCGTCCATAGATCATTGTCCTGCCGGCGACCCATGAGAATTCTGCCGGTCTCCCTGTCGATCACCGCGACGGTGGCAACCTGGATAAGAGACTTATCGGATTTTTGCAGTAAAACTTTAGCTACTTCGGATTTCCCTATTAGTTTCGGCAACTTGCCTGGCTCGGCAGCCGGCTTTTTAACGATGGCGACCGGCTTGGTCATCGACTGACGATGCCGCTCATGCCGGCCGATCAGGGCGTGAGAATCCGGGCTGCGCGACGGCGTTTGCTTGAGGTCGAGTTTGCCGGAATGAACAATGATCTCCTGTTCGGGATGGCGATATTGCTTACCCGTTGGACCGTCTTCTCCGTGCCCGGCTTTGAACCTGTTGGGGTTTTCGTAAATCTTGCTGCCCCAGGCATTCGGAATATGGTGGATCTGTGATTCTGGAACCCAGGCAGAATAGATCTTGCCAAATTCATTTTCAAAGTCTTTGTCGGTCGTCGTCCCGGCCTTCTTCCTGGCGATCAGCGGGTGCCCGTGCGGCAGAAAACTCTCGGGATCGTGCTTGATCGCGCTGACGGCCTCGTCATTAAACATGATGGCGCGCCGCGGGTCTGGCGTAAAGGACGACAAACCGTGGAGGCCGCCCTCATTAATGTCGCGCATCGTTTGGCCGCGGTGCAGCAAAAATTCACGCTCGCCAGTCGTTGGGTTTCGACGCGATTCAGTCTGAGAGTGCAGCTTGAGAAGCGCCCGCTGACGTGCCGGTCCCTCTAGACGCGGCAACTGATGCCGGTCATAGTTTCCGTCCCCGAGCGTCCAACTTTCGACCTTCTCGCGCGCCTGCTCTGGAACGTCCCGGTTTGGATCGAACGGCATGCGACGCTGCGCCGATCCCTTCTGAAGATGGTAGGCAAGAGATTTGCCAAACGGGCGATTAGGCTGAGACCAGAATTTCTTGGCGTCGGCAGACTGATCGCCACTTGGTTTCATTTTGTAACCAGTCTTTTGTTCCATAAGGGCGTAGCTGCCGCTCATCAATCCTTTGCGAGTATGTTCTGCGTGGGTGTGGACTACAGTCGGCTCGATGGTTTTATCGGAATGATTAACGATGAATTCGGCCTGACCGGCAATATAACCGGGCCGCGATTCGCCGGGAGGGTAAGCGTTTACGACGTGAGTTTCTTCATCCCAAGCAAGAGATCTGTCTCGCCGCAGCTTTTGATGTTCGAGCCTATAGCCTTCTTTTTGCCAGTCTCCGGCAGCGCCCTTCTTGAGCGGCACGCCCTTAGTGTCGGCGGTGTTGGAGTTGGGGCCGATGCGGTTGACATCGCTGATCATGAGGACTTTGCGACAATCAGTCGCACTGATGACACGGCCGTCCTCCAGGACGTATCCGGTGCCCTTTGTCGGCCCAAGGTCAACCGTCTTGGTGGCATTCACGGCGGTCGGGCTATTGCCAATCCAGACCTGCCAGTGGGTGTCACCCGACGCATCTGACTTCTCAATGGTTTTCAGCTTTATGTAGTAGTTCGGATCTTCGGTCAAGTGATCCATCGCAATTTCCAAAGCGATTTTGGGATCACTGGTATGCTCGAGTTCGACCTTTATGCCGGCCGCGAGCTGCTCTGGATCGAAATCACTTGGCCGCTTATTGTCAGCCAGACCGCCGGGGATCTTGTCCGACTTGCCGAATGGGCGATTGGGTTGGTTCCAGAGAGCTTGGGCATCCTGAGATTGGGTTCCCGGAGAGCCCCTAACTCTCAGCTTCATCTTCTTTTCTGCCAGTCCGTATGCCGCCGACGCCAATCCCTTGCGTTGATGGTCTGGGTGCGTGTCAGATGACATTACATTCGCATATCCAGGGTACTTCGATGAAGCCTGAAAGTGATACGTGCCGACTTCTTTATCACCATGGTAAGCAATGACCCGGTGAATTGTGGTGCCTTGATCGTGTTCGAGCCTGTAACCTTCTTTTTTCCAGTCGCCGCGCATGCCTTTTTTAATCGGTTGAATGCCCTTGTTCGACTGTACGTCCCAGAACGCCTGAGCATCCGGCGACATTTCAAAGCTCGGCATGACCCGAGTGCCAGTCTTGTCAGCAACCGTTTGATACGCCTGGGTGGCAATACCTTTGCGCCGGTGATCTTTATGTACGAAAGCGTTCTGAGCCTCAAGTCCCATTGAATCGGAACCGAAAGTGAAGCGGCCGATTGGCTCCTGTGAACTTGGATGGGTGACTACCACGGTATGCTGGGGGTCACCGCCCTCATCTGTTCCGAGAGAGTAGTGAAACTTGTATCCCTCTTTCTGCCAGTCGCCGCGAGCGCCCTTCTTGAGGGGCAGCACATTGCCGGCCGGTGCTGGTTGCTTGACGTAGGGGTTACCTTCGATGCGCGGATTGGGCTTGCCGCCGACGATGTATGCGCCAGGGTTGGTGATGCCGTCATACTCGGCTGGCTTGCCGGCGTGCTGCGGCAACGTGTCGAGGTGCGGCTTCACGACGGTATGGAAGATGTCGTGAGCCGTCTTGGATGAATCCGGCGAGATGTGCTTGCCGCCATACTTGCCGGTCTTTTGATCGCGATCGAAGTAATACCAGGACGAGTCCGACCCGTCGCCGGCCGTCTTTTTGTGTGGCCCAGATAAGGCCTGAACCATGACCGTGCCGTCTGACGGAGAAATAGCGACGCTGCCAAAGTCCTTCCGATCGACCGGCTGACCCCAGCGGCTGGTGGTGACGACGGCCTTGGCCATCTTCGCCTTCGGGCGACCGACAAGCGCTGGAACGTGAGTCATGCCATTGGAGTGGGCAATGCCGACCCGGTGGTGACCGTCGTCGAGGTTATACTTACCGCCCTTAATCTCAGCAATGACTGGATGCTCGTGAGGCTCTCGCAGGTAGTCTCTCTCGACCTGCTTGTATGTGCGCTCCTGGTCACCACTAAGCTCGCCAGTGGCTTTCTCACCCTGGTACCAATTTGACCAGCTCGTCGGAGTTTTAAAGCCGGCGTGATCTGACACAAACTTGTGGATCGGAACCAATTCATACGACCAGTCGTGGCCTTCTGGACCTGCTCCAGTTCCAGTGTGGTCGCGATCGAGATGATTGGCAATGTCATCCGGGGACCATGCAGGCGATTTGGAAATGGCGTGCTTGAGGTTCTCCTCTGTCCAGCGGCCGACGCGCTTGGCCTTCTCGAGGTCTTCAGATTTCTTAATGCGCTTGTTTTTGAGCCAAGTCGCGAGATGTTGGTCGTCAAAGCGCCCTGTTCCAGAAGCGGGGTGATTTCCAGAAACCGTTTCAGCATGTTCAACTTTGATATTCGAATGCTGGGGCAACTTATTGCGCCAAATGTGTTCAGTAGCTGGTGATACCCTATTATCGCTCTTGAGTTTGCCATATTGCTTGACAGCAAATTCTGACAAGGCAGTATTTAACCCTTGCCCATCATATCCGTCTTCTGTGGCCCGAAAAGAGATGTAAGGGTCTCTGTCGCCACCCTCATGCCCATGTGTCACATGGAGTGCCGCGACTGCGTATCCGTTAGGTTTGTTGTCATGTGTGATAGTGAACGAATATCGTTTTGGGCTGATCTCGTGAACATGAACGGCGTGACCGCGATACTTGCTGGTACGCACATGTTTGTGCTGACTATTGTCGTGCTGCCATGGTCCATTAATTTCAGCATGACTGTCAGAAACGACGACCTTGCTCAAGTCTTCGGACTTTTCTATTTTGAAATTGATCTCGGTGAGCGAGTCTTCGCGGATGTGGGGGCGATCGACGGTCGTTCTTGGCGCAGGAAGCATCCCGGTCGCATCAATGCCCGGGGATTGCGGGTGCCTACCCGATGTCACCCTTTTTAGGGTCTGAATCGTCTTTAGGAGACTCCACATTCGAGTACCTGCTGAATTTGCTGTAATCGATCACGCGCTCTTCTGCTTGATCAATTTTACCACTTACGGACGTATAATCCAAGACGTAGGTGCCGTCAGCCTCTCTTTTTGAGACCGGTCCACCGCCAACTAAACTCACCTCTGGCTTCTCGGCCGCAGCCTCTGGAATGAAGCCCATGGCAATCAGGGCGAGGATGATCTCGTTGCGGCGACGCGCGCGGTCCTCGGCGCGGCGAATGTCGGCATTCGACAGGCGGTGAACCATATTTGGCGGCAAATCCGTTACAGATCCCTTAGTTATCGGGTGGAGGAACGTGTAAGTAGAGGAGTCCACGTAGACAATCGTGGTGACGCAGAATTCGTGCTGAGTTGTCAACATGATGAATACGTTGCGGTATTCGGCCCCGCCGACAGACTTGAGGGCGGTCCGCTGGAAGAAGCCGTAGTCGTAGGACAGACTGTCAACCACCTCGATAGAGTGGTGGTGCGACAGGTAAGCCCTGTCGAATCCTTCCGCCTTTGACCAGTCCCGGATCTTCACTTTCTCACCTTTCGTGGTCGCGAACTTCATGCTGTCTCCTAGTGGGAGAGAGGTCGCCTTTCTCTGGCGATGCGCCGCACCAAACGATTCATTTGGCGCAAGCCGCCCTCCTCTACAACCATCTTGTCGGCATATTCACCCAAAAACTTTAGCCCAAACCACACGAACTTAAGGCAATTGTGCCGATTGTGCTGGTCTTTCAGGGGGTTAGGAACTCTAATTCCCATTTTTCGGAAGGCCTTTTCGATGCCGGCAAGGACAACCTCTGTTTTGCCGTAACGGATGCCGTGGTTATCGATGCAATACTGCAATATCTCTGACATTTCCTGCTCAGTGACAGGGATGGCATGCTCCTCAACTATTCTATTTTGCTCAATAAAATCTGAGGTACTGCTGAAGTTACGGTTGTCGTCGGAGGCGTGAAAAATGAAGCCCCGACTCAGCTGAGTCGGGGCGAAACGAAAGTAAACGTGGGAGTAGGCGGTGCCTTCAATTAGTCGGATTGCCGCGGACCACGCGCGCCAGCGGCGAGAGGTGGAAAAGCCGACGACGAGTTCCATGGTCGTCCTCGGTTAGGTGTCAGTGGCACCAGACAGTTGGTTTCTCGGCTCGAATGGTCCGACCACGCGCTTCGCCCTGGTGTAGCAAATGTCAAATGCCGTACCGTCAACGAGACTGTCCTTGGTGACGCAATTCGCCCACTTAAAAACGAAGGTGTGGACCGACTTGTTGCCAGCGTCTCGCGATGCCTTATTGGCATAGCCAGAGATGCCGCACGTTGTGACGCCGGTTTCCATGTCGAGCGTCAGGCTGGTGATGCGCCAGTATGACAGCGACGTGCCGGTTGGGTGTTGAATGTCCTTAAGGAGTGCCATATTAACCTCTTAAATCCAGATAGTACCATTGTAGTATTGAGTAGTAAGCGTGTCAACATTGAAGACCGTCATCCCAGGGAGAGCAGTCAGCGCATCTCGCTCCGCGGTCGTCACATTGGTGTTAACTAGCGCCTTGGTTGTGCTAAACTCAACACCGACGCTGAGGTTTGTCGGCTTATCGCTGACATCTTGGACGCCACCAATCTTTAGACCGCCCTCTATCCAGTTGTGCTCGGCGTCTGCGCCATAGAAGGCCCAGTTGTCTGTGCCGACCACACCAGCAAACTGATCGAAGTAATAACCCTTCAGCTTGTTGATCGTCGTCAGGCCACCGTTCGAAATTGGCGCGGCGCGGAAGACTCGAGCTTCGTCGATGATACCGCCAGCAGTTGACGTGCCCGAAAGGCTAAGCGCGCCAGTGACAGCGCACATAAAATCGAGGGTTGAGCCAGTATGCGTTTCAACAACGCACGGAAGGGCCAGAGCCGTAAGGCCGAGACCAAAGGGCCCCGAGGTCGAAATTGAGTTCGCCTGCAGCGTAATCAGTGCCGCAGTATTGACACCGATGGTGTCGCAGTTGGCGGTCGTGACGCCCGTTGATGCCGTGATTGATGTTACTAGACTGTGCAGCGTCGATGGGTTACCGCCGCCGTCTACGACGTTTGCGGCGTAGAAGGCGTTAAGCTGTCCGATAGACAGCGCGCCGCTGAACGAGAAGCTGCCGTTGACAAAAACATCGCCGGTGACGTTCAGGGCTCTGACGTTGTCAGCCAGAGCTTGTGACATGTTAATGTCGATACCGGTTGCGTTTTGACCGCCCGTGATAGTCGGATTGAGGTTTACACCGTTATAGTAGCCGTCGCTCGCTGGGTAGACCAGTGTGCCGCTGATGCCGATACCGTTGAAGCCACTGTTGCCGGCTTCAAAAGTGATGTTCGGGCTCGAGGCAAGAACGGTGTAGTTGCCGTCCATACTCGCGACGTTCGTGAAAGCGCCAAACACGTTAAAATTGCCGTTGTTAACGATCGCGGCAATCTGACCGCCAACGTTAACGCCATTAGCAAATTGGATCGAAGAGCCAGCATCGCTGTTGATGTTCAGGCCAAGCGATTGAACTTGTCGAACTGTCGCAAGATTCCGGACGAAGATGCTTGCGCCGACGCTTGTGACGCTATCGCCAGTGACTGCGTCGGTGCCGTTTCCGATGTCGATTGGAGCGTCGATTGTGCGCATGTAGCCGAAATTCGACTTGTTGCGCGTGAACATTGACATGCCATGGAGCGTCAGACCGCCCTGGCCGGTGGTGTAATCACCAAGCTCGAAGCCAGCGTCGTCAGTGCCAATGCCAGCTTCAGACCACTTAACAATCCAGTTCTCGAGAGATCCGACAGCGATTGGGTTTGCCGCGGCGAAGGTGGAATGCAACTTGAAATAGTCGGTCGTCGCTTCCGGTACGACTGTGATGTTTGAGTCGGCTCCGTAGTTGAGCTTGCCGGGGACGAAAGAGTATCCCGGTACCGCGAAGAGTGTTCCGGTGCCATCGAATCCAGCGTTGCCGTTTACGGCACCAGTGACGACTGGAGGATCGACCCAAATGGCGTCGCCGTCATCGTTAGACTGCTTGGCGAGAAACTGACCAGTCGTGCCGCCGTCGGGTACGCCTTGGCCTGGAGGCCCCTGAGGCCCCTGTTCGCCACCACCGGTTGGTACCCATCCGCTACCCACGATTAACCCCAGTAAATCAGCCTGAACTTAGTGCCAGACGTGGCAGTTCCAGCCAATTTCCAAATATAAATCCACATGCCGGCATCATACGATAAGCCGGTGGTGTCAAAATTGATGGGGCGCGCAGCTGGCATCTCGAAAGCCAGGAGCCGATTCGCGTCCACTTCGGGATCTTTGCTTGGATGCACGAAGGCGACGCCAAGTTCGACGTCAAATGGGTTGTCCATGAGGATGACGCGGCATTCTCTGTCAAACTTGACGAGCATGTGCGCGTTAGCCTTAGTCGAGGTGAGGTTGATTTGCGCAAGCGTGATCTCAGCGTAGCGAAGACGCAATCCGTTGCCGGCATTTCCTGCGAAAACTGACATGATCGACCTCTTACTTGTTCATCGCTTTCCAAATGTGCGATAGGGTAAACGGATTGTTGCAGTGCGAACAGCGGTTTGGAATGTCGCTGGAGGACTTGAAGAACCTGACGCCCTCGCCGCACTTGTAACACTTCATTGATGTAAAGCTCGAGAGGTAGTCCTCAAGAGATTTTTTCAGAACCTGAGCGTAGACCAGGAGGACGGCATTTGGGTTCTCGAAGAACGAGCGCGTGGCGTCGGACTTCTTGAGCGCCTCGAAGTATGCCGGCGGTGGTGCCATGGTGAGGTCGGACTTTTGCAGGTCGCCTTCCATAAACATGACGCAGCGCGGGTTGCACGGCTTGACAGTAAAGGCGACGCCGGTGGCGACCGTCTTTGACAGGGTCTTGTTGTCGGGGCCAGAGCGTTCCATGATGCCGCCCTCGATCGACAGACCGACCTTGAGCGGGATGTCTGGGCGATTCGAGGTGAACTTCAGGAGGGAGGCCGCGGCCTGAGCATTCGGGTGGCCGGAGTCAACGGCGATGGTGCCGGCGACAAACAGGAAAGGGACCTTAACTGCGTCCCAGACCCGACGTTCGCGATCGTCTTGGCACTCTTCGCGGGAATAAATTTTCCTGCAATAATCAACACTTCCGATGATAGACCACGCATCGCTGCCGTGCTCGTCGCAGAGAATGCGACAGCGACTGACGTCCATACCATCTAAGGATATGATTTCGCCGGAATTATCGTCATTTTGTGCGGCACCAGCCCCGTAGAAACGCATCTCGACCGTCCGTGTATTTTAGACACACTCATTTTATCACGGTTAAGTTGTGCGGTAAAGGCTGGGAAAAAGAGGACAAAAAGCCCCTTAGACGATTTCCAAGGGGCTTTTTCTTAAGCGGGGAAGAGCTTTGACCAATCTGGCGCGCCGACCGTTATGGACTTTCCGTCCACATACAGGTGACGACTGATTCTGACGATCGCGCCCGGGTACACCGATTCGGATAGTTTCTCTGGCCTCGTCATGAGCCCATCAACCTCGACGAGGGAGTGATATTCATTTGCCACCCCCTCTGCCAACAATCTTTGATATGCAGGACTCATTGCACCACCTGTGAGGAAAAGTTTACTTCAGCTTGATTGGAGCGGATTGCTTGGTCTTAAACGCGTCTTCGGTCTCGGCACTGGTGACGATGTCGATCGAGGCGAGATCGATCTTTGGGAAGCCAAGGATGGAGGCCACGAAGTTGTTCGGGAAGGTGCCCAACTCGACCTCGTAAATGCGCTTTTTGTCGAGCAGCGTCTTTTGGTCAGCTTCGAAGCTGTTGCGGCCGGCCTCGACCATCTGCTGGAGCTGCTTATAGAGCGTCGCGTCAACCTGGGGGTTCTGCTCCTTGATGAACTGGAAGACGGCCTTGGAACCGTCGCTGCCGTAGCGGCCCTGCAGCGCGCTCTTGTAGATCGCCTGGAGGTCAGCGGCGTAGGCGTCAGGAACCTGCGCGGCTTCCTTCAGCTTCTTCCACATGTTGTCGTAGTTGTTCTGATTTTGCTTGTACTGGGCTTTGAGGCCAGCCTCCTGGGAGACGAACTGATTATTCAGACCGACCACCGTCGAACACGCCGTGACACCGAGCAGAAACACCGCGACCAGTAACCCTGCGAGCACCATCATGACCTTTGACATTTCTCTCTCCTCTGTTAAAAGATATCTTCCCTGTAAAACAGGAAGCTTAGACCCAACGATAGAATCACGCCGATCACCATACTGAACACCCACTGCCCAGTCGTTGGCGTGATCGACGACTTGAGATACTCAAAGTCTTTCATGGGCCGGCGGACATAGGAGGCGGCGACATGCGACTTGATGGTCTGAAGGACCGTCGTTCGGTCGAGAGTGCCGACTTCGACCAAGGCATCGCGCAGCTGGATCTTGAAAAGCTCGTTGGTCGTCCATGCCATGACATGGACCCAGGAAATGCTTTGGCCGGCCGCACCCATCACCACCACGACGTCGTTCTTCTTACCGCCGAGCCAGTGCTGCTCGAGAGCCTGGGCGTAGTCGGACGCCAGCCCGTTGACCACGACCACTACGACGTTGGCCTGCTTGGATTTGCCGAGATCGGCATTTATCTCGGACAGCTCTGCATTCCACTGACCCAGATCGGGGAGGACGTAGCCGAGCGTGACCATCCGGTTCATTCGGTGATAATCGAAGACCTTGTTCGGGTACGACGGCAGCGTCTTGACGTACTTCTCGACGAGACCTTGATGGCGAAAGAGAGTGTCCGGAGCTGCCTTGATGTAATTTTCGTAGCTGTGCGTCAGCGACGTTGGCTCGCCAATTTTGGCGGCAGTCCATCGCGGCGGCTCTTGGGTGCCCTGACGGTTAACGCGGTCGATGTCAAAGTTCTCATTGTTGGTCGTATAGATGACCCAGTCAACATCAAAGCTGTGCTCGTAGCACGTATCGCAGTGGGTAGAGCACGACTGGTTTTGGCCAGACCCGGTACAGACTTGATGGCAGTTGCACGAGTAGCTGTGACTGCACGATACCCTGACGCGCTTTTTGTCGCTGATCCTGCCGTTCCACGTCTCGGTGTCTGAGGTGTTCGACCAGTAAATCGTTGCGACGGAGATGGCAGCAACCATTGCCTGGGCGACGATCTGAGCAAAAAATTCTTTGAGAGTGATCTTGCCGCTGCCGAAGATGAAGATCAGGGCGGCAACGAGCAGCGGTATGCCGAAAAGTGCTAAGAAGATCATCGTGCGTCCTCTCTGAATTTGCCGTCTGTGTAGTGATCAAAAGCGCCACGCAGGCCGTCGTGGATGTCGCGCATGTGCTCGATTGGCACGCCCTCGACCGAAACGAGGTAGTCGAAATCTGCCGACAGATATGCGTGACACTCGTCGAAGAAGCTCGCCCAGTGGTAGCCGCCGGTCCCCATCAGGAACCGTATGACGGGTGCCAGCTGACAACCCTCCAGAATCATCAACACTTCTGCGCGATACTCGGGGCATGTCGCGTAGAGGCCGTGCGCGATCTCGTGCCGAAGCGTGTTCAAGTTGACCGGCATGCCGTCTTGCTTGCCAACGGCAATCACGTACGACGGCTGCGGCAGCTGGCTAACGGTGTCGAGCAGCGCCGCTTCATGGTCGGTCAGCGGATCGAAGGCACCCTCGCGGAACTTGTCGAAGATGCGCGAGGGCAGATTAAACCCTGTCCAGTCGGTCGTGTACGTGAACGCTCCGAACTTTTCAATGTACCAGTCAACGAACTCTTTGCGCGTGAAGACTTCGCCGCGGAATTTCGGACTCTCGAAAAACTCCTGGAATCGCATGAACGTCGAGGCCATGTATGGCTCTTCGTCAAACGTCATCAAGTAGACGTTGGGTGCGACTTCTTCAGGTACTGGGATTTGGATCGCGGAACCAGACATCGCCCCTCCGAAACATGATCTTGTCAAGAACACTTGCCATGTACTGGCGACCGACTGGGTTTGCGGTAACTAATTGGACTTTTTCTGGCATAAGATCAAGTCGATTCTCGAGGAAATCGACAATCGAGCTTCCACTCAACTCTTTTGGCGGGTTGTCGCCCTCAGACGGTACCCACTCACGTTCGACGTCGCAGAGGTCATGATCGAGCAACAGAAGATCCCACGGACCCATAAACTCGAGCGCGTGCAGCCCGGTTTTGGCCGTACGGCAGATCACCGTTGCCGGCATCGTGCGCACGTCGTCGATGAGAAGAATCCGTGGCATATACCCTCAGACTGCCATGCCGTACATGGCAGAGATTGCAATCAAAACCACCAAAGCGATCAGGCCAACGGCGTCAGTTACCTTCAAGAAGGCGTTGCGTTTGTCGTCCGACATCATTTACCCAAGGCCGAGGTGCCCTTGCCCATGTTGGCTTGGGTGTTAATAACGGTGAGCTGTGCCGCGGCGAGCTTCTTGCCGTAAAGCAAAAGCATGTTGTTGTGATCGGCAAGCGTCGTGAGGTCCTTTTCGGCCTCAGCGCCAGTGCTTTTCTTTTTGGCAAGGGCGACTGCGCGCACCTTGGTCTCTGCCATCAAGTCCTTGTAGGCTTGAACCTTACGTTCGAGCGTCGCAAGGGAGACTTGGCGACGGGCGTCGCGGCGACCTGCAGCACCATAGCTCATGGAAACCTCCGGATGTGTTTGAACCGCGGCCAGCCCGAGAGCCAGCCGCCAATCCTCTTATCGGCAAACGGGAGAAAAACTTTAGGCTTCGCGCACAATAAGATTGGTCAGCGTCCACTTGCCCGAAATGCAGCGGATGTACGTCGATTCAAACTTGTCAAAGCCGGCGTGAGAGGTGCCCACAGAGAACACTCCAGGGACACGACCGTTGAATTGTATCGACTTGTCGCGGGTTTGTGCTGATTCTATCTCATCCCACTTATACCGCGGGACGACCACGAAGGATCTCGAATCTTCAGAAATGACGACTTCGTCACCCATGATAAACCCCTTACAAAACGACTGGTTCAAGTTCTGGTTCGGCGCGTCTGACGAAGATGTCAAACAGGCTCCGCGGCGAGCGCTTAAACTTGAGCCCGCCGTTGTCCATGAGAAGTTTCGTCAATTCCTTCACGCGCTTGAGCGTGGTGCCCTCGACCTCGACAAAGACGCGACGGTCGCGAAGCACTTTGTACACCGAGATGGTGGTGTGGACATTTTCGAGGAAATAGACTGTATAACGTTTGGTCACTTGGCCGAGCGGGTCGCCGAGCATCACCGTCAGCAGCTTGTTGCCTTGGGCCGGCTCGCCGACGGCAAGGTCCACTTCAACCCGATTGACGTTGTCGCCGCGGTCAGATTTTTTGAGCGTGATTTGCGCCGTGCAGCCATTTTCGTCGGCTTCGTCAAGGGTGCGAAGGCGAACAAAGTCAGCCCGACTCTCTTCGGGTGCCGGCCAGTAGACGTCGGTGGCGCAGCCCTCGAGGATGGGGCGGCACAAACCGATCTCGAGTTTGGACAGGGTCTCTTTGACAATTTTGTCAACGTGAGACATGTTGGTGAAGTCTTCGCAGAGGAGCTTCCATTCGATCTCACGATTTTTATAGCCCATCGTTTTCCTCGATGCGCTTCATTAAGAAGCTTTTCGACAGGTCCGTGGCGGTTGCCGTCATGGCGAGCACGCCCATCAGGGTGATGAACATCAGAACCATGAAGGCGCAAAACTTCCGCACGTTCGACTTCTGGGCTCGTCTCATTTCGAGCACAGCTGCCTGGACTTCGGTTGCCTCGTCTGGCATGGTCCTGATTGTCAATTTACACCTCAACCCGGCCGAAGTCAGACTTGCGTCCGCCGCCGGCTTTGATTTTTTCGACAGAGAGGAGCTGATCGGCTTGCGCCGAGGCGAGGCGGGCCAGAACTGGCACACCATCAACGCCAATTTGGGCGTAGTTGCCGTTTTTGAACGGGTATCCCGTCATGAACTTGCGGCTCATGTCGTTCAACTTGGTCACCCGGTCGCGCACTGACAGGTTGTCGTTGTTGGCAAGCTTGCTGATCGACGTCGAATAGTCACGGAAAACCTGGAAGCGACGCGCTTCCTTGTGAGGATTATTTGACTTCCTGTCGTCCGACCATTCGAGGGTGGCTGCCACTTCAGTCGTCTTTTCTTCTTGGCGCTGCGGAGCAGCCTTCTCGGCAGCTTCGGCGCGGGCGGCGGCGATGATCACTGTTGCTGCTTCGGCGAGGTCACGGGTCATCTTCATTCTCCCAAAAGTTGGATGGCGAGCGCCACGATGGAACTTTACTTGGATTTGATTTTGTCAGCAAGGCCTAATTGCACGGCCTCTTCGGCGTCCATGAACTTGCCTTTGAAATTCATGTCTTTGTACTTGCCCTTGGAGAAAACTCTGTTCTCTGCCTCGGCCTTGGCGAACATCTTATCGTAAATGATCGAGTCGATGCGTTCGCCGTACTTGAGTTCGGCCGTGGCGGCATTCATGACTTCGTGGATGTTGTTGCCGGACGCATCGGGCGTGCCGAGGTGGAACATGAGACGGGCGTGCGGCATCATGACTCGCTCGTCCGCAGCCTGCAAAATGACGCACCCCATTGATGACGCATCGCCTTGAACCGTCATGATGATCCAGCTTTTTGCCTGAACAATGGCATCGTAGATAGCCATGCCCTGAATAATGTCGCCGCCGCCGGTGTTCAAAACAATATTAATCGTCTGATTTTCAGCGTCGAGAAGGTGAAGGTTCTTCAGAAACTTCATCGACATCGTGTAGTTGACGCCATCCTCATCGCCGTCGTCGGCGACCGATGACTCCAAGAAGATGGTCTTCGATGGAATGTGGATGCCGTAGTCGTGCAACAGCTCTGTGTGGTCTTTTGACGGTTTTGCCATCACTTCACCGAAAATGAGATGATTTGATTGTTGGCTTCCAGCTCTTCCAGAAACGCGATCGTCTTTTCGAAAAGAATTTTATCTTCGGTGGTGCCGTCCCACTGAATGGTGACGGTTGCGCGCGGCGCGCTGATCTCGCCGACCTTGTAGACGCCGTCTTTGTTGAAAGACAGACGCTCACTGCGGCGCGCGACCACCTCGAGGGCGTGGGGTAAGTCCCTATAGAATACGGCGATTTTTCGTGTCTTCGTCAAGCTTGCTCCACTTCAGAGGCTGTGCGCCCTCCGGTAATGAGAGTAACCCCTGACGATAGAGACTGTCAAGACGCTTCTGCATGAAGGTAAGAAAAGCGTGTTGATTGTTTAACCACTCGATAACTAAGCGTTCTTTGGTGAAGCGGCAGGTTACGTCGGGGTTGTTTTTGCAGAACTGGATGATGTCGTTGATCAATCCGGACTCGCCGTCGTTGAACCGCTCCAATTCGCGCATGGTGCAGCGCTGCTCCAGGAAGGGGCGCAGCTTGATGTCGCAGAAGAGATAGGCGGCTTCGCACAAGTAGGAGTGGAGGGGGCCGGAGTATGGGCGGGACAGCTTCAGCACGTCCCACGGAAAGCCGTTCGGATTTCTGAAGAAATACTGTATGTTGACAGTTTGACTGGCCATCCAACCACCTCCCTCCTATTTTACAATAGAACTTGATAAGTAGCCAGCAACATGGTATAGAATAGTTTCGATAACTCTGCGTAAAGAGCGGAAAATGAAGCGGGTCACCTTTGAGAAAATACCGGGCATGCGGGGGCGTTTGGATACGCCTCTGACGCTCGTCGTCTATCCGCCCGAGCCAAAAAAAGTCAAGAAATTACTGACTCTTACGAACAAGAGTGTCAAGTTCAGGCTCAAAAGAGCCAAGGATGGCCTCGGCGAGGCTCACAAGAAAATCGTTTCTCTCGATGCCATGAATACTCCAAAAGAATCAGATCTTTATGTCAAAGCTCTCGGAAAGATTGAGTATTTAAAGCTTGAGGTGGCCGACCTTGAAGAGCGCCAAATCGAGACTTTCTACGCCGACAACGGCGACGGCAGCCTGACGATTCCGGCGGGCTTCTGGTGGCTGTGCGACTCGATTGACGGCAACGCCCACCTCAACACCACGCTGCGCCCGTACTACCTGCCCGAGCTGCGGCCGTACCAGATCGAGGGCCTGACCGAGGCATACAAATACAAGCGCGCGACCATCGAGTTGGCCACCGGCCTCGGCAAATCCAAGATGATTGCGTCCATTGCCCTTGCCGGCGTCGCCTCAGACAAGCGCGTCGTGATTTGCGTTCCGACCGAATACCTTGTCACCCAAATGTACTATCAGCTCAAAGCCTTACATGCAAAGACGACTGCGCTGGGCGGCGACTTCAAGCATTTGCTGCCGGGCTGGGACATCCTGGTGACGACGGTGGACTCGGCACCCAAGATCATTGACGAGGCGGAGATTCTGATCGTCGATGAGGGTCACCACAGCCCCGCGGCGACCTGGGCGGAACTCCAGGGCAGCGCCATCAACGCCAGCCACATGTACAACTTCACCGCCACCGCCTTCCGCGCCGACGGCATGGACCTCGCCATTCACGCCTTTGGTGGGCCAACGGTCTATTCACGCGACGGTCGCTGGGGCTTGGATCAGGGCTGGCTCTGTCCGTTCAAGGCCATCCAGGTGCGCGTCACCATGAAGCGGCCGGACGGCAAGACCATTTGGATCGGCGACATGATGCCGGCTCAGCGCGCGTACGCCCAGTTGACGACCACCGACAAGGTCATGACCTACGTCCGCGACCGGTTGCTGGCAGGATTGTCAAAGAAACATCGCATTATGTGCATCTTCAAAACGGTCAAGGCCGGGCTCGCGCTGAGACAGTTCTGCCGCGGTGTCCTCGACTTCAGCGTCGCTCACGCCAACAAAAAACTATCGAAGACTCCGAAACTGCCGCTGAAAATGTTCAACGACGGCAAGACCGATCTCCTCGTAGCCTGCGACAAATTGGTCAGCGAGGGTATCGATATTCCAAACAGCTCAATGTTGCTCTTGATGACGCAACACACTTCGGCTATAACAACGCTGCAGGTGATCGGGCGGATTCTCCGCAAGGCCCCGGGCAAAGAGCGTGCGATCATGGTTGATGTTGCCTTGATGGGATACGCTCAATTCAACCGGGCGGCAGAGAAGCGACTCGAGATCTACAAGTACCTTACAGACGACGTAACCGTATTGGAGATAGAGCTGTGAAAGCCAAAACAATCAATGCCATTTTGTCAAAGAAATTTGACGCCTTCGTCGAGTCGATCACTGACGCCAAAGTCCAGAAGATGGTGAGAGAGAACACCATCATTACCGGTGGTGCCATCACCTCGATGCTCCTGAAGGAAGACGTCAAAGACTTCGACCTCTACTTCACCAACAAGGAAACGGCGCTGGCAGTTGCCGAGTATTACGTCGCCAAGTTCAACGAAAAGCACGACCGCGAAGTCAAGGTCGAAGAGACCCCTGAGGGCCGTGTCAAGATCGTCGTCAAGTCAGCGGGCGTCGCGGCGGAAGATCCGAGCATGCTCGACAGCGCGTTCGAAGACGCCGCCGAAACTCTCAATGAACAAGACGAAGAGCGCACCAGAAAACAAGACGAGGCCAAGGGCAAATTTCGTCCCGTATTCATGTCATCCAATGCCATCACCCTCGCCGGCAAAGTCCAAATCGTCATTCGGTTCTACGGTGATGCCGACACCATCCACTCCAACTACGACTTCGTCCACTGCACCAACTACTGGACGTCGAAAGACCGCAAGCTGACACTTCAGGCCGATGCCATGGCCTCGACGCTCGCCAAAGAGTTGGTCTACCAGGGTAGCAAGTATCCGCTCTGCTCGGTCATTCGTACCCGCAAATTCATCAAGCGTGGCTGGACATGCAGCGCCGGCCAATATCTCAAGATGCTGTTTCAGGTCTCTCAGCTCGACCTCAACGACATTGCGGTCCTTGAGGACCAGCTCGTCGGCGTTGACTCTGCCTACTTCATGCAGATCATCGAGCACCTGAAGGCTGCCTCAGAAGAGAATCCGGACTTCAAATTCGACAATACGTATTTGTGCGAGCTGATCGATCAAATCTTCTGAGGTTGAAATGAGCAATTTAAACGAATGGGAATTGTTAGTTGCAGCCGACGACATCGAGCCGGGCGACACACTGAATGTAGAAGGCGACGACGACGAGACCATGGTCTTCGTTTCATACGGCAAAGGCGTCGTTCAGCTGAAAGACAAGACGCGCAAGATTCGGAAATTCCACGGCTCTTCCCTTGAGGAGGTGGATGGTTCCGCATACATCACCGGCAAGTCAGAAGACGAGCTTGACCTCACCGAGGACTGACATGAAGATCCAAGTTGCAACAGCGGTCATCTTTAAGGTTGGCACCAACAAATTTCTGCTGGGTAGGCGCTCGGGCGAGCGTGCCTTTGGTGGTCTCTGGGAGTTTCCTGGCGGCAAGTTCGAGCCGGGTGAGACGGTTGATGTTGCTCTGGCGCGAGAGCTGGAAGAAGAGCTTGGTATTCCCGGGAGTGAACTTTCTGGCTTCACCCCTCTCATGCAAGTTGATACGCCGGCCGGTGAGAAGACCTACCAGCTCAACGTCGTCTGCGTCACGCTCGTCAACCCTGAACGCGATCTACTGAAGAATGCTCACTCGGAGCTGCGGTGGGTGGCTGCAAAAGAGGCACTGACGATGGACTTGGTCCCGTCCAATCTCTTGATCGCTGAATATCTAAAAACGATTAACTAAGCTTTCGGGATCGGCGCAACGCTGCCGTCCTTGTCGATCATGAACCCGCGAGGGATGTAGACGAGGGTGCAGCGGCAATTTGGGTGCGCGCCTGGAATGCACAAACGCCAATCTGGCTTTCTTTTCCCGTAATTATACCCAGCCGGCTTGAGGTCGGACAGGCGGTAGAGCTTGTAGCTCCCGTCTTTATTTTTTGACGCGTCTTTGCAAAAATGACAAGTTTTTTCGTCACGCATTGCGACCCATGCCACCCGGACGTCGTCGTCATCCCGGCCGTAGATCTCGGACACAGCTTGGTGGGTGCCGACCGCGGACGCCAGCTGCACGTCGGCGCTGGTCATTTGCATCCACTGCGGCTTAAAGCCATCGACGGCGACGCGCAAGGCCGCGGCTAGGTCTTTGGCGTCGAGCTTGCCAGTCGCTTCTGATGCGGCCGTGGCCAACACCTTCTTTTGGCCGTCGGCGAGCAGCTCGTGCGCCTTCTCGTGAATGGTAGCGATGTTGTCGTTGTTCTGTTCGGAAGCGCCAAGCTCGACCGTCGAGAGGATGCGATTTTTGAACTTGAGTATCGATTCGTCAACGAACCGGCCAGCGCTCACATTGATCTGATCCATGGAAGCGTTCAGTAGCGTTGTCGGGATGGTGCCGGGCTCCTCACCAAGCTCTTCGCCATACTTGATGTGCGTATCGATGGAGTCCAGGTAGGCGCTCTGGATCAGACCCGGGAGCACCTTTTGGTCGAGGCCGATAGCCTTAGCGGCGCGGCGCGCGTCAGCACCGGCGGCTGGGCCCAGGAGAATATATTTGAGGGCGTCCATGTATTTTGATAGGACTTTGTCCAGAATTTCCCCGAAGTCGGCTTCAATCTTGGGGACTTCGCCAGTCCAGCCGCGCTTGAGGTCATCGGACTTGGCAAGTTTTTTGCGCGCCAGCGCCGCGACCACCTCTTTGATCAGCTCGGAAACAACAAATGCGTAAGCGTCTGAAGACATGGTCTCGAGGTCGTCCAAAAGGTCAGCGTGATCTTGATGAGGCAATTTTTTAAATGTCAGTCTCTTCATATCACTTTTTCCTTATGCGCTCAAGGGTCTTGCGACTGTAAATGCCGAAGATGTCGGTTTTCTTGCCGTCTTTGTGAATCGGCATGCTCCGGTTGCGGCGACGCTTTTCCTTCGGCAGCAGGTCGTTTGGTATCTCTTCTTCTGCCGGCTCTTCGTTGGTCGGCAACGGCATCCGAAAGTTGTCAGGCATGTATGTGGTGTTATCGATTGGCGCTGCGGCTGCGGCTGCCAGAACGGCCTCTCTGAACTCCTGAACGCTCTCGGTATCCTTGGCGGCACGCAACTTGACGAGGGCGCTGGCCATGGTCTTCTCGAGCGCTGAGGAGGAGATCCCAAGGAGGTTGCAAATCTCTTGATCAGACATCGGCTCCATGCGCCCGTCTTCGTCGCTGCGTGAGTGAACCCAACGCCAAAAGCAGTTGCTGTGGGCTGCCGAGGCAATACCCCAGGGACAGCCGCGCTCTTCAACGTCACGACGGCGCGACGACTCTTGCTGTGCGGTAACAAATTCCAGACCAAGTTGGCAGGATTCGGTCGGCGGCAGCTCGAGCTTGCGCGGGCAGCGTCGGCAAAAGTTATTCAACGTTCCCATTTTGAGCCTTTTCCGCATCTTCAACAGCTTTGGCCATTTTGGCCATCCGCTCGGCAATCGCAGGGTCTTTCCCGGCAAGGTATGACACCATGGTTTCCATGGTCGCCATCCTGGCTCTCAAGTGCCGCACCTCAATTTGCTGGGCGGCGCTCTCAGTCTTGAGCATGGTGATGGTACGGTTGAGGGCTTCCATCAACTCGACTGCGGCTTCCTCGTCCGTGCGTGGTGCCTCTGCGGGTGCCGCTGGTGCGCCAACGAGCCCAAGAGAAGCAAAGTCTGGTCCCTGTGTCATGATTTGACCCTTTCGAATTGTTCTTTCCGAAGTGAATCTGCCTTCTCGAGGAGAAGATCAGCTTGTGCTGGATCGATGAAAGAGGTGGCGAGTTTGCCTTGCGTGCCACCCAACTGGATAATGATCGGCGGCAGCGCCTCATCATTACCAATGATAAACGAGTATTCATTAATAATTTCAGCTAGTTTGGCATTGAAGTGGAAAAGACAAAGCACCTTCAACAGCTCGTCGTCGCTGTCGATGGCTTCGCCCTGCTGCTTCATGATGGCGAGGTCGCCGGCATAGAGAAGCTTAAGCTCTTTGAGCTTTCCAATTTGATGCAGAAGCATAGAACCTCATCGTTACAGACAAAAGTGTAACAATGAGGGCGAGAGAAGTCAAGGATGGTGGGTGGGCGCAACCGCCCACTTCCAAACTAAAGCCCCTTGTGCCTGGAATCAACAGTTGGTTGTGCTTGGGACCGGGCACCAACTGCCGTACGTGAATGCACACGTTTCCACCACTTCGCGCGACACTTTAGATACCTACCCGCAGGAGTCGCCACGCGGATGCGTGACTGGTCGGGTCCAGTGTGTGGTTTTTCTCCACACCGTCTGCGCAAAACTTTTAAACACTGACCGCCTGATCGGTAACCGCTTTGACGAACTTGAAGATCTGGCCGGCGGCATCCTTGGTGATGGCTTTCACCTCGTCCTCGGTGCCGGCAATCTGCTCTTCCTTGACGAGATCGGCGACGTACGCTTTCACGATTTGTGGCAGCGACGTCGGATACTCCTTGAGGTAGGTGTCGTCGCGCGACAGCAACTTCTCGAGCCGAATTGGCTGACACAGATAGTTGTAGTCGCGTTTCGGCGCGCGCTCATTCTTGACGCCGGAAGTCTTCGTCCACTGGGTCTCTTCTGGCTCGAAGACCTCTTTGTAGCGCTTGCCGCCGAAACCAATAACGATGCCTTCGGGGCGCATGAACCCTGGCGCGAGCTTGCTGCCGTTGGCTTTCAGGTCTTCCATCGTCGCCTTGATGACGGCAAGGTCGATCGGCCCCTGGTAGAGCACTGGCACAACCCTGGTCCGCGGCGGCAATGGGCGCTCTGCCGGCCAAATGCGATGATTGAAGAGAATGAACGTCTTCTCGGACAGGCCCTCGCCAGAGTTGATCCCCGGGCCAGCCCACTCGCCGTCGTGGCGACCGACGCCGAGCTTCTCGATAAATTCCTGCTTGTTGGCATACACGAACGTGGCGAAGTTGAAGTTGTCGCTCTCGGGCGTTATCCACCGGGTCCGACTGCCAACCTTGAGGTCCAGCGTACCGTCTTCTTTCTGGAAGACGAGAATGTGGGCATTGGTGCCGTGGATCTTCTGGGTGATGTCCATCAACATCTTGCCCAGCTTCTTGATTTCATCGAATGCTTTGAATTCCATGATCTCTCCTATTCGCGAACGTCATCTTCTGGGACGCCGAGGTACTCACGCCAATAAACCCAGGATAGAGATTTCTTCCCGGAAGGAATCCAAAACCCCCACTCGCACAGGTATGGACCGCGGAAAATGACGGTCAACGGCGCTTTTTTGTATTCTTCCGCAGTGTAATGGCGATCGATAAACACCATGTGAATGTCTTTGGCCTTGCGGTAAGCGAAGGTGCCGGCTTCCCGCTGCTCCTGGGTGACTTCTACATCGTGGATTGTGCCGGCTGCCGACGGTTGACGGCCAAGGTGGCTGCCATGGACTCGAGACTCTCTGTAGCCACCCTTGACGATGTAGCTGAGAAAGCTGAACGGGTGGTCGTGGTGGTCACCTTTGTCCGAGCGCATAAACCGGTGGATGTAAATCGAAAGCAGCCTCGACCGAAAGAGCGGCATGCGGCGCAGATAGACGTTCTCGGGATCTTCTCGGCCAGCGATCAAGATCAATCGGCCGCGCCTTAGGCACCACTCTTCAAGGAGCGGGACGGCGACACGCATCAAGGAATTGAAAAGTTTCTTCAACACTTTTAGTCCCCTTCCCAATCAATTAAAAAGTGAGCCAACAACAAAACGCCAATTGGCACAGCGATGTAGATCGTCAAAAACTCGCGCGCGCTTTCTGGCATATCAACCAGAATAATTTGGGCGGCGTCCATCATGTCACGAACCTTTTGAACCATTCTCGCCGCGCGGTGCCGCCGCCAAAACGATGGATGACAGTCTCTGCGTTGTCGATGGTCAGTCCGACTTGTGGATTGGTCAAGACTAGATGCGACATGAGATGGGCCATGTCAGAATTGTCGTCAAGAATGACAAAGTCATCCACCTGGAACTTTGGCATCAACATCGAGCCCTCGGGTACCCGAGCGTTCTCCTGCAGCCAGTTTTCGATCTCGTCGCCACGCACGCCAGACATCTTGCGCCGCGGCGGCGTCTGGCCGATGACCAGCCCATCCCATTCAAGGTGGTTGGCCAAAAAGTGTTCCTTCAGGATGTCCATGTGGAGGATGCGCCACGTACTGGAGATCACAATCTTCACGTCCGGACAGCACTCCAGAATCAACTTAAGATTGGACATCGCAATGGGAGACGGCAAGTCGATGTCACGGCATCCCATTTTTGGGTCTTCCTTGCCAAGACGCGCAAACTCACGCCGAAAGTACACGTAGGACTCTTCGGAGTTGAGCACGCCATCGACGTCGAGGAAGATAATTTTCACTGGTTATCCAACATTGTCTTGATTTCCGCCCAGTTGTCCGTGAAGGCAACGGCGCGGTCGTCGATGTAAAAGTCGGCCAGGACCTTGCCCTGCGCGCCAACGTCGATACGGTCGTACTTGATACCATTACTATCGAGACATCTACGGACATCATCGAGGTAGCGCTTGTCCGGATTGAGAGTTGGGTTATTGCGACACGTCCAGATGATGATTTCCCACTTCTCGTAGAGACCGTTGATCACATCGACCACGTTCTTCTTAAGCGGACCGACAGCGGGGTAGGCGTGCTCGACGATCGTGCCATCGAAATCGATGGCCAGGGTACCTTTTGTCCTTCTCATGTGTTCTCCGATCCGAGCGGGTACAAATAGACCGTGAGTCCATTTGCCGCACCGAGAGTTGTGACGATCATGCTTTCGACCACAGTCCAGTCGAGACCGCCATTTGAGCAACCAAGCGCCGGCAACGCAATGCGATCAAACTCGCCGCGCTTGTTCGCATCTACGATCCAGTTGAGGCCGGACTGAATCCACTCGAGGTTGGACGGGTCGCGCCAGTGATTTTTGGTCGGGAAGTTGAGAATCGTCACCCCGCCGTATCGCCACAGATATGGTACACCGGGCTCGACCGTACCGAACATGCAGCGGTGCTCATAGTCCCTGAACATTTCAGGGTACCGGGCCTTAAAGCTCTTGGCGATGCCCTTGCCCATCTTGCCGACACAGTTCACTGTGTTCGTAAGGACGGCATCTTTCTGCTGAAAGAGTGAGCCTGTGCGGTAGTGGATCATACGGTGCCGTGCCGGCGACGATCGAAAACTTCATTCGGGCCGTCATTCGGGCCGTCGTAGTCCTCTTCGTCGTACTCGACGTCACGCTCCGACTCAGCCGCGCGCACCGGTGCTGGATACCGGGATTTGTATGGCTGCTCGTCGTAGGCGGGAGTGACTTTGTTGCGACCCAAGACAGCGGAAGAAACAGCGTTCTCGATGTACTGCTCGACTTCCTCTTTCTTGTAGGCGCGCTCTTCGCCGCGGAGGCCGCAGATCGACTCTGCTTCCTTGGCGGTGTAGAGACCTGCTTTTTTGAGGTCGTAGGTATAGCCGTTATGCGCTGGGCCCCACCACAGGATGTAGTCGTAGGCAAAATCTCTCGTGCGGCCGATATAGTAGAGTTGCTCGCCCATGCCACCCTCGCTGTTTGAGGTGCGAATGCACCTTCAGCCAGCTTAGTGGATTTTGTCGTGGGCGTCAATATAGGCAGAGAAATATGAGGTCATTGACTTGTTAAGCTTTTGTTTTTCCAGCCATTTGTCGCGCAGACTGACGTCAGATTTTTGAGTCTTCTCTGGTGCCTGCTGCGGGCCGACCTGTTGCGGCTGAGGCTGCATGGCCTGCTGCATTTGCATCTCACCAGACTGGAGCTGCATCTTCTGCTCTTCCAGTCCCATGGCAGCCTGAGCCTGTTGCATGGCGAGCGGCGTCGTCTTGAGGGTCTGATATGCCTCATTCATGACCGGGTCAACAAGGAAGTCATACGCAGCATTTTTGAGTGCGTCCTTTTCCTTGAAGAAGTGGAAGCGCACTTCAGAAAATCTCATGAACTTGACAACGTTGGCGTGCCACTGCGATGCAAGCGGAACGTCACCACCCCAGGGCACACTTTCGGCCTTCTCGGAGTCTGCGAATAGGCTATTCAAGGTCGCCGTCGTGTTCAATTCCATCTGCTGGCGATCGATCACGGCATCGCGGGTATCTTCACCCACACCCACGTAGCTGGCGCGGTACTTGTCTTGGGCGTCCGGGAAATTCTCTTGGACAATGGCATTCAGGCCGTCGAACACGATGTCGAGCAGCATGCGGAGGCCGCGCTCTTCACCCTTGATGATGTCTTCCTGCTTGTTCGCCTGATTCATGCCGCCGGTTGGCAGGCTCAAGTTGCCGTAGCCCATCTCTTGCGGGGAGATCTGGAAGGCCGAACAGAGAGCGCGAATGACGTGCTCTTCGATTTGCAGGAATTCCATGTCGCGCGGGGTCGAGGACAGTGGAATGTAGTTGACTTTGACTGGTCCGCCGATGACAGGGACGACGGCGCTGTTGTCGTTACGGGTGACGAAGTTGTGGAACTGCTGGCGGAAGTCTTCCATGTCCGCGTCGCTGATCTCGACGCCGGGCTGGGTGGCTTCCATGGTGATGAGGCCTTTGTTGCCCATCCCCTTGATGAATTGGTTGCGCAGGTAGCCAAGCGTTTGCTGGTGGACATACACCATGTAGATCGCTTGTTCGATCGGCGACAGCGGATAGCCGCGGAGGTCGAAGAGGGCTTGCTTCTGCCAGTGCCAAACGTGTAGGTCACGCTCAGTGAAGAAGTTGACGTTCTTGCCATCGATACGCTGAACGTATGCGCACGGACGCTCTTCCGCTTCAATCTCGTTGTACTCTTGCAGGTCCTCTTCGGACTGCTCGGCCGTTTCCGTCGAGCTGCCAATGTGGATGTTTTGGCCGTGAACGACGTTGAAGATCGTCTCGACCGGCACAGGGCGGAACATGACTGGCACGCCGTCTTCGTTACGGAAGATCTGGGTGGCACAGCGGCCAAACGTCAGGAGGTTCCGGATTTGAGCTTCCAAGAACTCGCGCAGAGTGCAGTGCTTGAACGTCAGGTCAGAGTCGGAGAAGGCGTAATTGATGACGTCACGATTCTGGGTGCCGCACGCCAGCAGCCACTTGAGGATGGCACGTTGGTGAGCCTCGTGAATCTTACACTCGCGCTTGTAGTCCTCTTCGTTTTTGAACGATTCCTTGTCCGGCGGATCAAGGTCAAGGATGCGCGTGCCCTTGTCGAACTTGGAATCTGACTCATAACCAATGACCGCACCTTGGGAGCAGCGGTTGGCGATGATGGCGGAGATATATGGGTCGATCTGAGCAAGCTCGCGGCACTCGGGATCTTCGATCCGGCGGTATCCCTTGGTCTCGACGCCGTCAACTTGCTGGCTATATTCGCGCGACGAGAAGACGACTTTGGACTTGTCGTACTTGCCCTCGAGGTCTTTACGGACGGTCTGTGGATGCACTGTTTTGGTGAGCGAACCATGGGCGGCAGCAGGACTCAGCGACTTCTTGAGATCGTCGTGCATCGACGAAATGTTGATGAATTGATCTTGCGCCTGTTGGCCAACCTGGAACTTCATTCCAGATTTGCCTTCAGTTTTGTTGCCCGGTTTTCGCTTTTCAGTTGCCATCTTAACTCACCTTTAGCAGACTGTCGCCCGAAGCAGGAAGAGCGTGATCGGTTCCAGGCCTTCGTTCAGGGCCTCGACCGTGTGCGCCTGAACGGAGCCCATAAAGAGCGCTTCGCCAGACAGCGTAGAAACGGTCATCTCTTGACCATTGATACTGAGCTTGAACGCTCCGTATGGTGAGCGCGCCAGCAGGAATCCAATGAGCTGGTCGTAGATCACGACGTTGTTGGTGTTTGTGAATGTTTCTGCGACTGCAAACGCATTGACGAACTCAACATAGTCTGACGACAGATCAGAGATTACTGATTTGCCGAGGTTGCCGGCGTTGATGCCCGAGCCCTGGAGCTGGAGATTGTCACCGACCCTAACTGGGCCTTGCGAGAGAACGCGCATCTGCATGTCAAAGTCGGCACCGAGCGTTTTGTTGGTGTCGATGGTTGACGCGCCGTTGTCCAGAAATTCGATGTAGGCAGCACCTTTGGCCTGGACGCGGAAATACTGGCCAACGTTCGATGGGCTGAAGACGGTGGTGAAGGCGTCAGTCGAGCGCTCAAACTTGAGAATGTCACCGACCTGGACAGCGGCAGAGTTGATAGCGGTGCCGCCGACCGACGTAATCCTGACGGTGTTGGGGGCAACCCTGGACATGGACACGACGGTGGTCGCATCGATACCGAGAGCGCGCTTGGTGCGGAAGAGTGGGTTGGTGCCGACGCCAGTCCAACGCAGACGAATGACTTCTTCAGTCGCGATCGGGCGGAGCAATTCAAGTTCGGTGGTGTTGTCGAGGCCGAGAGAGCGCAGCGTGGCGGCGACCGTGGTCATCTCGCCGGGGTGGAGGGTGACCTCTTCAGATTTTGCATTCGCGACTGGAACATGTTGATATGTCCGAGAAATATCGGGAGTCCGTACTTGGGGACTTTCGATATTTTGGCGATCCTCGAAAACAAGGACGCCGAAGTTTAGATTCATCAAGCTCATGTTAGTCCTCTTGCCTCGAATCGTCCCTATTGTCGCTTACTTCGCTCGAACAGTCAAGCTCTCGGCGGATCTCTTGATCGGCACGCATTCTGACGCTGCCCTCGATGGCGCGCCTGATCCTGCCTTTCGGTTTGATGTCAGAAGACCAATATTCAGCGTGGTACTTCCGTTTATACGCCTTCATCTCTGTCCTTTTTGCGATCCTTGCCATGCTTCCAGGGCTTGCACATGACGCACCCGCAACCGTAATGCCCGTCCTTTAGGTGGCCAATGGCGCGATCACCGTCGAGCGAAACACCGACATTTGCCAACATATCTTTGCGAGATCGTTGCTTTTTTCGGGTATTCCTGCGTCGAAGGGCTCTGCTGCTCATAAACTCCCCCGACTGTGATTTTACCATCTTATGGGGCGCGGTAATGATCCAAATTGTCCAAGAATTCTGAGGGGGCCCACTCGCCGCGCCATTGCTTAAAGGTACCGTCTTCGAAGTGTCTAATCATTTCCACAAAACCGCTGGGGTGAATTGTCACCAAAAGCTCCTGATTGCTGCCTGCCACCGACCAAAGCAGTGTGGCCGCACCTGCGGGGCCGGCGCGGTAGCTGGTCGGGGTGGGAAGGTTGTTATCGAGCGGGAACTCGATGACCTGCAGCGCGTGAAGCGTGTAAAACGCCTCGCGCGCCCACTTCTTGAAAGATTCTGAGACCGCCTGGGTCTTGATAAGTCTCATTTGAATGTAAACTTTAATCCACCGCCCCGTCTTGGCAGCGGTACTGCTTCAGTCGAATCGGGATCTTTTGGACCGCGCTCGGCTTTGAGCTTAGCCTCGTCTCTGTAAATGTCCGTCAAGCCAAACTCCTTTTGAAGGTGTTCTTGGAATGCGTCTTTCGTCGTCTCGGTCTCAGCCATGCGCTGGACTTCCTTGATCGACTCCTCGTCACCGCGGGAGGCGGCGAGCAACGTCTGGCCGCGGTTTTTCGGCTGGCTGACCTTGATCTTGGCGTCCTGCTGGTCAAGGAACGGGTGCAACGCATACCGCAAGGCGTCGAGCGGGTGTGTGTACTCGGAATCGGTGTCGAACTTGGTGAAGTCGAACCCAAGCGGAGTCTTCTTGTGCGTCCACTTCATAAAGCAATCGGCAACGTATTCGTTCTGGCCGAGCGGACCGTCATCAAGGACAACCAGCAGCTCTTTTTGGTGCTTGACGTTCCAGAGGAGGCCGCGAACCTGACTGACGCCGGTTTCAATGCGTGGCGGCTTCTTGTCGCTGCACGGAATGGACGGTGTTTTGCGGAAATAGGTCGGCGACGCCTTGTCAGCGTGGTCGGGACAAACCATGTCGCACGGAAAGATCGAGTAAATGTGCTCGCGAATGTGGTCGGCCCAGTCCTGGTTGGAATGGTTCAAGGCCGATTCGGTGTGGAGAATGAAAGCCCGACGTTGCTTCTTATGGTAAGCAGTGACGACACAGACGGCCGGGTCAGGGTTGTAACCCCAGTCAACACCGTAGTGGAAGAGCCAGCCGGTCTCGCACAGTTTGCGATAAATTTGTTGCTTGGTCGGCGTCAGCTTGGCGCGCTCGTGCGGCTGGCCATTCTTTTTGATCTCTTCGATCTCGTCAGCGCCCAGCTTGTGTGGGTTGAAGACCTCACCAAAGAGCCATTCCCACGACGCGGCGTAACCCAGGAAGTGACGGCGCTTATTGAATGTCCGGAAGATGACGGCGCTGCTCTCTGGCTTCCAGTTAAGCGCCTGTGCGATAATCTTGTCAGGACTCTTTACGGTTGTGATCAAGTCATCGACGAAGGCGATCGAGCGCAACATGCGCTGTTTGCCCGGCTGGCGGATGCTGCGGCCAAGGCACACGGCAAACGCCGGACAGGTTTTGCAACCTTGCCCGACGATATATTCTTTTTGTAAAGTTTTCTCGGCCGACGACAGGACCTCGTAGTCCTTCTCGCCAAACGTAGACTTGAGCGTCTCGATGTTGATCCAGGCGCGCAACGTCGGCTTCTTGGTCATGTAGACGCCGTCTTCGCAGCGCTTCATCCAATCGACCGTGGACCACTTGTGGGCCTTGAGACGGACGCTTTTGCCGGCCTCGGCCTCATCGAGCAGCGTCTGGATAGGGCCGCTATTTGTCTTTCTTGACGAGAGGTTAATCTCGATCGCTTCGAACATGTGTTCGTCTTGTGTCGGGTCAGAAATGAAGGCAGCCTCGGAGAGAATGGCTGGCGGCACCAAGTCCAATTCGTCACGCGTGTTGAGTGATCCACGTTGGGAGTTAACCCCGCCGACCGTTGCCACGGCGATACGAAGTACGGCGACGTCGCGCTTGGTGTAGGAGTTTGGCGGTAGTCCTGCCAACTCTTTCTCACGCGAGTTGTCCACGCGAACGAACGGTGTGACCTCTGGAATCTGCAAGAACTTGGCGAGGTACTTGTTTGCCGAACGGGACTGGTCAAGGTTTGCAGCTAAGTGGGTGCCATCACGTCGGAAGTGAGTCATGCCGTAGAAGCGAATGATCGAGGCGCACAAAGTCTTCGCGGTGTTACGCGCGGCGGCAACGACGTGACGTGTCGGACCTTCACCGGTGCGCATGACGTTGTAGACTTCCCAAATGAAGTCAAGCGGCGTCGAGGTTGAATCCTCGTCGATAATGTTGTCGGGTAAGTCGATCTTCAGGAAAGCTTTGATGTGATCCTTCAGCTCGCCACGAGACTTGCAAGGCTCGTAGAAAAACTGGATCTGCTCTTCTGGTGAAAAATCGTCCGACATCATTCGTCTTCTTTGCTTGCACGGGCAGCCAAATAACGACGACGGCGCTCCTCTGGATCATCAACAGGCACCGGGGCAGCTTGATTGATCTGGACATTTTGGGCGTGAACGACGGTGCCGCCGCCGGCCGCGGGAGGGTTCCCGCCGACAGCGACAAGTTGATTGGCCTTCTCGACCATTTCCATGAGGCGCTGCAGGGCCTGCATGCTCTGGGGGATGAATTGTGCGGCTGACGGCTTGAGCTTGCCGGCCATGACCGCGCCAACTTCTTCAGACACTGCTTTGTAGGTCGCCACGAGAATATTGTTGAGGAGGGAGCGCTCGATCCCCTTGACCATCTCGCCTTCTTTGGTTGAGATGGCGGCTCGCTTCTCCAGCCAGCGATATTGATGGCAGGTCAGGAGGAGGATGTCTTTGGGGATACCAGTCTTGACGGCGACGGTTTCAATGTCATCGCCAAGCAAGAATAGCATGAACGGGCCGACCTCTTTGTCGGCTGACAGGTAGCTGCTCGACCCAGTGGCCACCAAACGACGAATGCGGTCCGTCTCGCCCACCGAAAGTTCCGGCAGTGCGGCAACGAGCGCCTTCTGGTCGTTCGGGAGATTACTCATCCTTCAGGCTCTTGCGCAGCGGGTGGTCGTCGGACATTGCGGGAGTCTTGCCAAGGTCAAGCTCCACGCTAAAGTAGTCGATCGGCAAGTGCGGACAAATCTTCGCATCGATAGTTTGATCGCCGATGGTGAAGGATGCCTTTTTGAACATTGGCATCTCCAGCTTGACCAGCTCGAACTTGAAGCGCTCAACGATCAGCCCATCGCTGGATTCGATGCCGTCGTGGCGCGCGCTGATGACGGCATTTTTCAGAATGACCTGCTCGCCGTCAGTCGTCTCGATGTGCATGTCTTTGCCGACCCACTCGACCGACTTAATTTTCTTGTTTTCCACCTGGAGCCTCGATTCGTTGCGCGCCGGCCGGAGCGACCCGACAAAATTTGATCTCAAAATCGATACCAAGGAAACCCGGCAGATCCTTTGATACTTTTTTTGATTTTAACATGATGACCCACCGTGGC